TCAATACTCTTTTCATTTATTCAATACCTCTATTTGATCTCTGAATTTGTTTAAAATGTGTTCGGACCCTGTGGTTATACACCACATCCTGTCAATCACGGAGGTGGGGGTCACTTCAATGATAATTCCTATGTATTCTTCGCCATCAAAAAATTTATCATTTGGATACCGGACCCGCACTAAGTCGCCTATCTCTAGCTTCAAAAGAAAAACCTCCCAACTGATTATATTATAACCAATTGGGAGGCGAAAGTCAATAGTTATTTTTTAAATTCTATAACTAATTTCCCAATGCCCTCTCACCCACCGGCCATCAACCCAGCGTCCGGAGGCCCACCGCCAAACGAAGCCGGCATCTCGATAATACCGATGGCCCCTAAGATGGTAACTCTTAACGTGCGCTGGTTTCGCGTGATGTACGTGGCGATGTGTAGCGTGCGCCTTGGGCGGGGGGTGGTGATGTGGCCGAGCTTCGGCCGTGTTCATAGCCCCCAAAAAAATTAATGCGAATAAACTTGTCATGACTGTTCTCCTGTTTATTATGGTTTAAGAGGGACAGTCAGATCTTCCGGGTCAGAATAAAACGCTTCCGCGTTCCCTTCGCGACGATGAAATTTCTGAACAATCTCCTCATCCATTAGACGCACGACATGCTCTTTAAATTCAATATCAGATGTAATTAATTCTGTCCACTTGGATGGCTGAAACTTCTTAGTATATCCATCGGGCATCACCAGCGTGTACCATGCGCCAGCCGATGTAAGGCAGTCAGAACCTTTGATTGCATCGAACCAGCTTTCTTCGTCTCGGATCCCAATCTCTTGGGCTCCCCACAGAATGCGGAAAGCACACGATCTTCCTTGGGTGCCAAAACGTGACTTTTCAAGCCTACATTTCACCTCTGACCCGATACGAAAACCTTTTTCATCTTCAATGAAAGAAGACTTGGCCTTGCGCCCAGTCAACCAAATGCGCAAAGAGTATGAATAGTGCATAGCCTTTCCGCCTGGGGTGATATAGGGCGTCGTCATCGCGATGATGCGAGCGTTTGGTCCTTGGGGAATGTTTGTTTTAAGCTGGTTAAGAACAAGCAACGTAGCCTTCTTATCAGCAATGGGGATAACAAGCTTTGACATTCCCTTCGCAAGAATGCGAGCCTTCATGGCCATGGAAGATTGCGGGTTGAAGTCGCCTTCAACATCTGATACCGATGGTGTAAACGCCAGTGAATCCCACACAAACAATAGTTGCTCGTCCGTAGCTGCCAGAAGCTCTTCAATTGTCTCCAGCACAAACTCGACAGAGGATGCTTGGATGTACATTAGGCGGCCTAGATCACACCCAGAGCGCTCTAAAAAAGCAGGGTCGATGGCAGACTCGGAATCGAAATATACTACCATTTTGCCCTGCTTCTGAGCGTTTGCAGCTACTTGTGCAGCCATGTAAGACTTGCCTGTTGATTCAAGTCCTGCGATTTCTGTAACCTTGCCAACGGGAATGCCGGTGACCTTGCCTTTAGAAATAATAGAATCGAGCCACCGGGAACCGGTAGGGATCCACTCCTTTACTTCAGTGGGGTTGTCACCAGTCAGATCATGAGCTACATTTCTGCCGGCCTTTTTGTTTACAAGTTTCATTAGGTCTTGCATAGATACACGACCAGCTTTGTTTTTAGGTTTTGTTATTTTTTTTGTTCTGGTCATTGTTAATCCTTCAACTGATTATATCGGCGAGGCTTAAGTACATGCTCTCGCATACTGTAAGTTGTATCGCCGCTCTCGATAGAGGGAATATATTGCTTTTTCATCATCTTATATGAGTTTCGATTCATATGTTCGAAACCAGCGCTCTTAAGCATATCATTGGTTTCATCATAATCAAATCCTGCTCGAATTGCCGAAGCAGCAACAAGCCGCTCAGCAGGTACTTTCTTTGCCATTATTCCCTCCTTTTCTTTGTTTCTTTGTTTCCGGTATCCCAGCCCTTGGGCATTTCGGAGAGTGTAAACTTTCCATTACCATTGGCGGGAACTTCATAAAAACCAGTTTCTGCAGTTTCTCCATCAATCTTCTGGGGTGCAATAAAAACTTGATTAATAAACTTTTTACCGCGACCGAGCTTAGAGTGAGAATTGATCTCGTTAATCTTGCCAATTGTTTCGATCCGAGCGTCGTCAATAGATGTCACCGTCTGACCACTAGTTTTGTTTGACCAAACGAGTGCGATAACCGGACGATTTTTAGTTTCCTTATCTGCTGTGGCGGCTAAAGAATTGCCGGCAGCGTTATGAAAAACGTGGTTTTTCTGACGAATGCTAATAATAGCAGGATTAGATGGCAATACTATATCAACCGATTCTGCCCAGCTATGAAATGCAGCGTTAGAGCGCTCGCTATCCCATGTGCGGAACTTCCCCGGAAGCTTCTTTAGAAAACAGCGCACTACATTGTTGCGCCGGCGGGAACCCATATTTGGGAATTGATAAGAGAGAGCTTCTCTCAAATCTGTTTCGTATCCGGTCGGGTCTGTCTTATTGCGACCGGTGCTATGGAGCAATGCCTGCAGGCTATCCGGGGAGCCGGCGATGCCAGCCGTTACAAGCTCGTTCAACCAAAGGGCTGCATCATCGTTGCTGTTGCTTTTCGCTGGCAGCGTGTGATCGTTCGCTTCATGCTGATATTGTTTGCGATCAAAATCGCTATCAAATTCTTTGATGCGGGCACGGATAACACCCCATCTGGGGTTTCCCGGGTTCATCTTTGCAAGCTTTTGTATTGTAAGAAGTCGGTGGCCACCGTCAATAAGAGCATATTGGGTCTCGCCGGCAGGGGTCGTCTCCTCGATCTTTTCAATGGTGATCGGCACCTGTTGCCCGTGTAAGATCATACTGTCCTGCAGTTCTGACAAGTGCGCGTTATCAATACCGCCTTGCCTCACTTGCGATAGATTCTCTTCGCTTCCGAGAATGAAGCCGAGAGAAAGAGTTCTAACGTTTAGGTCTTCCCATGTTGAGTCTTTAGCGCACTCAAGCACAAATTGCATGTTGTTCATTTTTACTCCTTTGCGGGCTTTGCCGCGTTAATTCAACAGAAGCTATTGTTCTGTGATGAACTATGCTAGTCATAATGACATACTAATAATACATTTAAAAAGGGTGGCAGATTATTTTATAAACCGATCTGCCAGCGGCGCCCTCAGAGCCTACTTATATTACTTGCCACTCATTAGCTCATCGAATGCACGGTCAACATCGCTCTTACCGTTGGCGGGACCATACTTGGCAGTCTCAGATGAACGGCCCTCAGCGGAACCATCGTTTGAAAGCTGCTCATCGAGAATAGCGTCAACCTGAGCCGAACTAAGACGATCCCAAAGGGAATCAAAGTCAGGCATACGATCAAGAAGGGCAGGGATCGCTTCAGGGTCGCCCAGCAAAGTGGACGTATTACGACGCATTTTGAGGCTCGTCTGGGGATAGGCGCCCGGCTTAGTGGGCTTAGTGTATGTCAGAGTAATGTCGGTGCCTTCATCAGCATCAGTGATGTCGCCATACTCCGGATCAAGGATGTAACCAAGAAGCAATTCGTATGCGGTCTTTCCATAGCCGTACACTTTAATCCCCTCGTCTTCGCGACCACGAATAACTACTGGTGAAAAGTAGCGCGTTCGCACGAACAGGGACTTGGCGAGCTTCTTGCTCTCCTCATCATTGTTGTCAACTCCCTCTCGCCATAGTGAGGAAGCAAATTCACAAATTGGACACCCTTCGCCAAAGTTTCGCTTCGGACAAAGTACGCCGCCTCTGTGATTTCCCACGTTATAGTGGAAGAACATTTCCTTCAGCGGATCGCCGTCATTGGTTGGCACGATCCGAATGTCGGTATCGCCCTCGGGGGGCTTAAACCAGACAGAATTATCATCTTTGTTGTCACCGCGCAATGTTGCGAGCTTGCGGCGCATAAGCTCCATATCAATAGTCATATCTATTTTCTCCTTATTTTTTTATAGATAAAGTATACTAAGCGTTCCTTAGTATCTAATTTAGCACACTCAACGTAGCCTGTCAAGTGTTTTCTTGTACTGCGTTCGTTCTGGCCACGCAAAAGCCAAAGTCTTGACCGGTTTCGGTCTCGTAAATTGCATACGAAATGTTTCTGAAAGCGTTTCGAGGTTTTTTCTTAAGTATTTCAACATAACGTTTGTGTAATGTGCCATCGTTTTGCAACTTCTCTTTATTTATACATAAATAATAACACACCTCGCGAGGAATGTCAAGGTCAAAAAACCATTTTTCTTCTAAACTTTCCATGTTCACAACACCGTAAGTTTTAACCCGACAAACCTCTGCAGGCGGGGTAACTACGCCAATCTCTGGCTCGTTGTGTTCAAAATAATTTATGTAATGAATGGTGGATTGAATGGTGCTATTAAGTTTGTCGTAATACTCCTTGATGGGAACGTTTTGAATAATTTCTTCAAGCTTCAAATTAGAGATTAAAGTAATGCTATTAAATAGTCCGGACCGAGCATATTCTTGCAAGACTCCAAAGGCCGCGTTCTCCATCAATCTAGGAACACCAGAGAGTAAGTCTGTATCAGGCTGAATATAGAAGAGGTCAATTGTTTTATCTTTAATCTGCTCTAAGATCCCCAAGGAAAAGTTAGAACTAAAAGAAGCCCCCACCACTATAAACTGAATGCGGCCACCCACATCTTTAAAAAACTTGGCCACGTTGGGTGTTTTGTTTTCACACTCTTCGGGGGTTTCATACTTCTTGAGCTTAAACTTATATTTAGACGTTCTCTTAACCTTGTCATTCAATGAATAGACAGTATACTGAGGAAGGTCTTCAAACTTTTGAGCTATTCTTGAGCCCGCATTTCCGAGCCCCACGATAGAGATCATATCTTTAACTCCTCAAACTCAAGATAGTTTTTTCCTGCGTTGATGTTCGCTTTAAAATTGTCTTTTTCAAAGATCTGTTTAACGTCTAACATTAATTCTCTTTCTTTATTATCAAAATCAATCACGATTTCATCATGAACAATATGAGATATAAAAGACTTGCGCCCCTCTAAGAACTTATCGATCTCAACTGCTCTACTCAACACTCGATCAGACGTAGTGCTTTGGATTAAGTAATTGAGAGCCTTCCGTTCATCAACCACAAGTTTTCTTTTATATGGTGTATAAATATAACCACCATCGTACCACTTGTCAAGTACTTTTTTACGATTATAATAATCTGTCTGGATAACATCTGAATCTGGATTGTAGAGCCAGCTAAAGAACAGCGTTTTCGCGGTGTCGCGGTCGGTATCCTCGTCAAAAATATTCTTCATGTTCCATTCGTGGATGTCTTCCTCTGGCTGTTCTATTCCCGACAGATCAAGGAACGTGCGCACCTCGGCGCCGTTGTAATCCAAAGAGATAAACCAGTCATTGTGCGGCTTTATAAGCCGACGAAATTCTTTCTTAAGTGTTAGTATAGGAAAAGATTTTGGACGGGTTGTGAGGCGCCCTGTGACCGTTCCGAAGAGGTTATAGTCGATGTAGTAGTGCTTCTTCATAAGCTCGTTGGCCTTGCGTCTTCCCACGGAACTGTGGTATAATTCTCGGCAGCCTTCTTTATTCAAGTTGAGGTTCTGGTATCTAATTTTATGAAGAAGCTTTTGAATGTCGCTTATTAATTCATAGTTCTCTGGGCGTTCGCAGGTTTCAAAAATGTGTTCAGTAATTTTGTTTTTTATCTCACAGAACTCCATCAAAAAGCTTTCCGGCACCAAATCAAAAAAGCAGTGCTCGCGCAGGTTAATCTTTCCAATTTCGAAAGTTTTAAGATAAGCGCGAAAACGTTTTTGAGAAGCCACTAAGCGCTCGTTCAGTTCCTCCGGGCACACCTCTTGCAAGCTGCGGCCTTGGGCATAAAGCCATGCGTACTCAACCGCAGGGTCTGTTATAGAACCAGTATACTTCCACGTTCTAGTGAGACCCGAAGGCACTTCATCAAAGTGAAGGCGCCCATCAGTATAGACGCCAACACACTCGCTTTTATCGTCAAGTGTTTGAAAATACAATCATCGCTCCTAAGCTCAAGTGGAATTCGTTTCTTTTTCTTTCTGCTTATTAATATAATACCCTAAAGAGCCTTCATAGTCAAATGGTTTATTTAAAAAAATTTCAAATTTTCCTAAAGCGACGTTTACGTTTTTTGTCCGCGTTAGTTCCTCCACATCATCAATAATTAAATTCTGTTGATTTTCAGTAAATTGTGATTCTTCTTCATAAAACCTCAGTCGGCAATAAAGCTTTAAAAAATAACTGTCATCATAAAAAGACTGTAAGTGTGAAAGGGAAGAATACTTTCTAGGCTCTCTCTTTTTAAAAATTGGCTTTCCGCCACACTCTTCTGAATAGATTATAAATTGAGGCTTAATGTTATTGTACATATTTAAAAGACGCTGAGAAAACGATGAATAATATTGAGTAGGGGCTGCTTGATAACACCGCCTCAAAACATCATCTGTTGATAGCATGCGATATCGAGTGGCGTACTCGATCATGGGAGCCGAGCCGATGTCCGCTACGATGCGCCATGGAATATTTTTATCTACCATGAAGCCATAGGTTTGGCATGCATTAAGAAAAAATTCCCAGTTATTACTTTTAAGAAATTTCTCAACCTTCTCATGATCGTTTGCAGGGTCTAGATCAGCTATCTCTATGGCGAGGCCCGATATTGAAATGGGGGCTTTTCTACTTTTGATGTAAGCGGGCGCCGTAAAGGGGGCGCGCATGCCTCCGTGTTTTACGGCTTCTGTCAATTGATCCACAAACATATCGAAATTCTCTATTTTGGTTGACTTCTCGTTCATTATCTCTTTAAGGGCATCAACGTAAGGGCGATTGTACGTTTGGTATTGAGCGCCTGCGCTTTCATAGGCTTTATATACTTTTAAATCAGTGAGATAAGGATCAGTAGTATCTATGGTCGCCGCCATGGCACACTTCCGAAACTGTCGTACTAAATCATTAAAAGCATCTACAACAAAATTTAATGCGCGCATATTGGTATCAGGCGTTACTGCTTGTGTTAGTTGCTTTAAGTTGACGCTCTTCTCAGGAATTGCTATAGGCACAAACCGACGCGACACACGGCCATACATCATTTTTTCAGCATAAAAATCAATTAAATTAGTATAGTTTGAGTTAGACGCCTCTCCGACATACACGGTGCGCTTGTTAAATAACTCAAACGCCGTTTCCGAATTTTGCTCTGCGTAATAATCAGACATAACCATTCATCTCCTCAGTCATGTTCGTCTCCTTCGTCGGAGCCTGGGGCCGACGCGGCGTCGTCACCGATTCCGAACCACGCCAATACTGTATCCATGGTGGTGGCGTCTTCTGCGCGAGTGTTGTTCTCCGACGACGCATAACACTTCTTGGGCTGTCCTTCTTTAGATCTTTGCCCCTCTTCTCTTTCATTGCCTCCTACTGGATCTATTTCGGCTACCCATTTAGCAGTGATTTCTGTTTCAGAAACTCCCTGTCCAAGAGTGTGGGCCGAGCGAACAATCATATAATAGCCTCCCACCCCCAAGGCCGCCAATTCTTCTTGGTCGGCAGCCGGATCAAAGCCGCGTGGCTCAATAAAAATATAACAACCCGGAAAACTATTCACATCCAAATAGGTTTTTATCTTGGCGTCATACAAAACACGCAACTGTCTCAAGCCATCGTAACCTTCCTGTTCAAAGCGCACTTCCGCTAACCCAGGAGAATCAGTCTTAGAGAGAGTAATCGTTTTAACAATCCCAGTGTCCTTTCCTATCTGATAGTGCCAAATTCCTCGATCATGGTCGCCAGGAACTACAGCCGGCTTGTCAGGATCGGGAGGGTCGTCTTCATAACACGTATCATATGCCCCGCCTTTACACCCTCGCATGATATTAGTAGGCTGAGTACGTGCGGCAAAATACGTAAGGTAGTTAATTTCATTCTCTATTCCTAAACTGGGGCGTGGCCCGCCACGCTCTCCCATAACGTTAAGAATGGGGCGGTGACCTATTCGGTCTACCTCTAAACGACGGCGGCCGGTTTGCTTACACCAATATGTAATCTCGTCATCCTTATCGTTCGTGTATGAAGTGATGGCATTTTGGCTAAGACGCGTTTTTTGTTTGGCACGGTTACCGTAACACACATCACTATTTAAAAAGTCTCTAACAAATTCATTAAAGAACGCATTAAGAAAAACAGGAAGAGGCCACTCAGCTTGGTCGCGCTTGAGAACCTTCTCAGTCATCCATTCCATAAAATATTTGACTGAAATTGGGAGATCTCCCAAATTAAGCGTCTTAGAATCTAAATATTTTCCTTTAGAATCGGAGTTAACGATTTCAAGAGGCCCTAACATAATGCGCATGCGTTTAAAGTTTTCTTCATATCTTTTATAGTTATCTACTTCTTTCACTAAATCCTCTGCGGTCACCCAATCTGATTTAATCTTAGGGAGCTTCCCTTTGGAGCCAAGTGTAGTTTGTAAATCAACTAAAGTTTCTCCTATACTCTTAAGAATGCTGTCTACTAAGTCCGCTACATAGAAAAAAGAAATAGTTTCTATAGGGTTCACGCTCTGATCAATCATCGCTTCTTTTCTCTTAGCGCCATCGGGATCGCCTTCGTCTGGTGGATCTACTTTTAGATCGTCCTTGATCACTCCTATCATGCTTTTAGCAGTCTCAATTTTTCCTGTTAATTGATCAAGATATTTCTTGTCAATCTGCCCAAAGGGTCCCTGCATTTTGTAATTCTCTAAATGCGTCAAAGGAATGGTTAAATACTTTATCTTGTCAGCGAATAACAAGTTCTTTATCACACTCCTCATGGCGTTTTCTTTTTCTTGATCAATTTGTTTCTTGATATCGGGATCGTTTTTAAGCTCGCTCATTTGTTCCGAAGCGCACTCCGCGTTCATCTTTTTGTAAGCCAGCTTTCGAACTAGTTGGTTCGTAGTAATGCCTGTGTCAGAAAAAATATTAAAGTTAGGTTGATCAAAATAATCCTCAACATACGCCAAATAATTAATTGTAAAAGTTACGCGGCCCATATCATCAAAGTCAAAGGTATGAACAGTTGGCGTTAAATTAAGACTAATCGCAGAATCATAGATAGAATTCAAAAGAGTGCCGCTAATGGTGTGACCGGCGGGAAGAGATGCTTGATTTGTCGGGAGGGCCCAGCCCACATTAGCCTTCAATCGAAAAAGAAGCTTCGACAAATTATCTAAAACCACATCTCTTTCTTTCGGGTTAACGGCCTCTACAGCATCTGCCATTTGTTCATAGCTCCCCCCCGTTTTAAGAGCCAAATCAATATAAGAATAGGTAGCGGTTTCTCCATCTAGTGTAGTGCCAGTGCGCTCTTTTGTTAGTTCGCTGAAACTGTTGGCAAACAGGACCAGCTTTGCTCTAATGCTCTTTTTAATTGCGTAGGGGTTTTCTGCTTCA